AGAATTATGTAGGGACCAAGGTAATTGATCCATGTAAGGGTCTGTAACATCGAAAGTTTCGCCATAGCCTCCATATGTACCATACTCATTTCTACCTAGTAAATCTCCAAAAATATTTGGTTCATGTCTTCTCCATAATATATTCGGAGTAGTTCCTGTTAATCTTGAACCAGCAGCCAATATAGTCGAAAGTGGATTATAAGTGCCCCCATAAGGTTGACTTTTAGATTCCATTGCCATCCAAACCCCAGGAATTCTACGAATAGTTCTAGATTGGCGTGCTAATAAATTTTGATTTGCTGCAAATTTTAAACCAGCTGGTGATGATAAAAATTTAGTTATTCTAAGAGCATCAACTAAAGCTGGCATTATTGGAAGTGATCTACTTCCAAAATTAAGAGTTCTTCCACTAAAAATATCATCCGCATCTTTAGGAATTCTACTAACTATATATGGTTCTCTTTGTGTATCCCCAAGTACTCCACCAAATCCAGCATTTCTTGACCAAGCAAGAGGATTACCAATACCGGAATGATCTCTAATATTTAATTTATCTCTACTAGCCATACTACTATAATGATATGGAGTAAATGGTGAATTTGAGTTAGAATTAAGTGGTTTTGCTACATGATCAGCTTTATATAATGCTGACCAACCATCAGATTTCCGTAAATCTAAACCAAGTTGAGAAAGTGGTATAAATGGAACAGTTCCTACAAAACCTTGCCCCAATCCAGCTTGTGAATAATCAGTATCAACAAAACCTTCTATCCCACCATCACCTGCAAATCGTGTGTATGATTCTGTATTTATTGGATATAGTGATGAACCTGGACTACTTAATTGATTAAAATAAAGTGTTCCCTGTTTAGCAAAATTTGATCTTGGATCAAATGTATCAGTCTTATATGAAGTTTCGATAGGTATTCCACCCTCAGGTAAAATAAATAATTTTGAATCATTAGGGTTGTGAGTTGAAAATCTTTCAGGAGGATAAACTCTACCCCTTAAAATTGTATCAAGGATTGGTTCTGTTACATTAATCGGCATTAATGCATGCGTCTGTGATATAGTTGAACCCCATTCAAATTTAGTATCTCCCATATGTTGAGGAGCATTGTTTTCAAAATCATTTGCTAGATTTTCAATTCCTTCACTAAATATACTATTTAAATTTTCTAAACCCACTATTCTTACCTTTGAATCCTATTTCTTGCTTTAAGAGTACCTTCTCCAACACGAGTTCCTATATCTCTAGCAGCACTTCCACCAGGTCCCCATGTTTCTTTATGTTGAGTGACTGTTGATTGTCTTAATCTTTTTACTTCATCAATCAATGTACCCATTAATCTTGAGTTTTCTCTATTAGAATTTCCACCTGTATTTCCTTTAAATAATTTTGTTCCAGCTATAAAATCATCATTTTTTGAAAGTTGAACTGAACCAGCTGGTCTACTAATAATAGGTCCTCCCCCCATAGCAGCTCCATCTTTTATACTTCTAACTCCCCCCAATATTGATTGTACAATCATTGGAACTGCTACCGCTGCCAGCATTAAAGCTGGTATCGCACCAGCACCTAAAGCTGCAGCTCCTTTAGCATATGCAGTACCAACTTGAATTCCTAAACTAATTATTGATTTTGCAACCATTGCAGCTGCTGCAGTTTTTAAAATATTCATCCACCCATATGATTCTTCTATTTTTTTAACCCAACCTATAAATGATTTAAGTGTAGCAGCAATAGGTTCTTTCATCTTATTAAACATATCCATAAGTTTTGGACCATACTCTTCAATTAATGTAAGACCAAAAGCTTTTAATTCATTTATGGTTTTAGCAATATCAGACATTGTTTCATCTGGTATAAGATTTGATATATCTTGTTTTGCAAGTTCTCCAGCTAAAGTAACTTGTTCTTTCTCTTTTCTAATTATTTTATCCAAATCTTTAGATTCCATATTTAAAGCTTTAGCTAAAGAATCTCTCTGAAGAGCGTTCATTTCATTCCATTCAGCCTCATCTCCCAAGACATTTACTATCTCTTTTTGTAACCCTTCTAAATCACCAGACAATGCTAATTCTCTAGCCTTCTGTAAGTTAACATCTCTTCCTAACATAATAGAAGCTTCAATTTCATTATTTAAAGAAGTTTGAAAATCTAATAAACCATCCGCTGTACCTGCAACTTTATCCAAACTAATTCCAAGTTTTCTTGCCTGTATAGCTGCCCTCAATAAACCTTTTCCACCATCTTTTGCAAATCTAGCAAATACTTCAGTATTATTTGCTATATCTTCCATTACAACATTAGGAGCAACACCATTAGCTTCTGCTAAAGATGCAGTAGACTTCATTAGGTTCATAGCACTTTCAGATGACATTCCTTGTACTTCTGAGAAATAGCCAACAAGTTCTGCTCCATGTTCTGAAGATAGTCCCAAAGATTTGGCTAAATTACTTGCATTTTCACCCATTTCTATAGAATCTCCAAGACTGACACTAAATGAATTTTGTAACTTTTCCATTGACTGAAATAACTCCTCAGAAGATATTCCCATTTCAGTCATCGCGATATTAGCTTGGCCAAGTTCTCCTCTAAATTTTGTTACACCTATAGCACCAAATGATTCTCCGATTTGATCAGTTAATGCTCCAAAAGACAGTAATATACCTACAATTCCTGTAAGTGGATTTGTTAAAAAATCTTTGATAGTAGAGCCCATTCCACCAAAGAGGTCATCAGCTGCATCTAATGCACTATTAAATTTTTCAGCTAAATCAATTGATTCCTCTTGAGATTCAATTCGCTCAATCATTGCATCTGTTACATCATCTTCGAAGTCTTGTTGTTTTCTTGTATTTTTTAAAGCTATTAATTGACCCTTTTGTATAGCTTTCTGTATAAAAGTTTGTCTTTTTCCATAACCTACCATCATTTTAGCTGCTGCAGCTCTATTTTCTGCTAATTTATTATTTTCTGATGAATATTGATTGCTATTTTTTAATTCTTCATTAATTGCTTTAGCCATATCAACTTGTTCTTTAAAAGCATCTCCACTTGTGAGTAAAGAAGAAAACCATCCTTCCTGAGATTTAGTTAATTTTTGAATCTCAAGATTTAAATCTTGGACATCTTGTCTTTGTTTTACATATGGTCTTTTTTCAGCCATTTATTATAACTTAGCCTTATCTATGAAAGTGTCTATAGTTTCTCTTTCAAATTTTACTTTTTTTCCATATTCCTTTTCAAATGCTTTTTCAAATTTTTCTGTAGCATCATTATAAGCCTTGACACTTTTTTCAAGTTTTATTTTATGTTTAGCTACTGTTTTATTTAATCCTTTTTTACCTTTGAAAAGTCCCAATAGAAATGATTTTAAAGCACCTTCGGTTAAAATATTTTTCACATTCATATATGATTTTTTCTTTGACATAATACTCTCCTAATTAGATGTATCTATTCATATATAAATATCAAATATGTAAAAAATTATCGTTTGAATCTTGGATTTATTTTAGATTTTGATTGTTGTTGAGCTTTTTTAACTTCTTTTTTTTCAGAATTTTTAACATCAACTAGTTTCTTATAATAAAAATTCCTTAAATATGTAGGCATACTATATACATCACTGTGAGTGAATCCACCTTCACCAAAGTAAATTAACTGAAAAATTTGATCATGTAGAGTAAATTTATTCTTGGGTTCCAGGCCAAAAAAAGTTTACCGTCATTGGTATATCTACCGTGACGGGCTCTCCTTCTATTTCTACTTCCTGTTTTAACTCTATATCAGGAGTAATTCTTTTTATTTCACTCCTTAAATGTAATGAATCTTTCGCTAACATATTTGATACAAAAGTATTTATAAATCCTGGAGTGTCATCACCATCAATTGCCACAATTGTATGTCTTAATCTTGTAGTCAACTCTGGAGAAACCTGAGTTCCTATTTTTTTAGAAGCTTTTAAATCATCCGCTATTTTTTGTTCTTCTTTACCTGTCAATAATTTACAGGTAAGTGTCTTTTTTGATACGGGTAATTTAATTTCAAATTCATTTGAATTAATATCATCTGGTAATTTTTTAAAAGGGCAGTTTGCTAAATTAATTGTCAATTTATGTTTCTCTGAAGTATTTGGATCGAAAACTTCACATTCATATTCAGGTCCATAAGCTAAAACTCTAGCAGCAACCATAACTGCATTCTTGTCACCCAATATTAAATCATCACTTGTTATTCCTTTTGTAAGAATTAATGAATCTAATAATTTTTCTATAACTACACCCTTTTTAATAAGATTCTGTGATGTGAGGATATCTTCCTCCCTAGCTGTCATATATTTAATTTCTATTTTACCATTTCTAAGTGGATGATCTTTCGGATAAACTTTACCTTCACTTGGTAAATCTATTACTTCACTTGGAAATTTAAATTCTTCTGCCATTTTATACCTCCGTTGCTCTTCTAAACCAACCTACCCAAAACTTCTCTTGGTTTGGTTTGTCTATAACTATATTTGCAAATCTTAAAACTCTGTAAGCTCTTACTCTGTCTAAACTGACATTTT